ACCGGGTCGCATGTTCACGGTCTTGGCCCCGCCACCGAGCACCCCGTCGTCGTGGAGCAGGATGGGCGGGTCGATGAGCTTGTGCGCCGCGCGGATGTCCGTCTTGGCCATCTCGTTGAGCATTTTGATGTCGGGTAGCGCACACATCGCCGGGCCACGGCCATACACCTCATCGGGTGCGGTGACGTAGCGGCTGATCGAGTAGGGGAACGTGTTGTAGCCACCGGGCTCGGCCACGAACACCTTCTCGCGCAGCGCGATGTAGTAGGAGCCGAACGGCTTGCCCCGGGCGTCGGCGCGCGAGGGATCGAAGTCCGAACGGGGTTTCACCACATGCAGGAAGTCGTGCTTCTCGTGGATGCGGTTCGGGTTCTCCAGGCACTTCTTCACCGACTCGGGCAGGTTGTTCTCGCCCCAACGTTGCGCGGCCTGGCGCGCGGTGAACTTGAACTGGCGGTACACCGTGTCGATGGCGCCCTGGTGGTTCTCCAGCAGGAACAGGTCGCGCAGGTTCACGCAGCGGTAGCGCAGGCCCACACCGGGCTCGAAGTCGATGAACAGGGCGCCGGTGCCGAACGCGCCGGTGGAGGTCCAGCGCTCCGAGTTCTGCCCGGAGAAGTTGGCGCGCGGGCTGTACCGGGCGTCGTACAGGATGTTGTTGACCTTGTAGAACCAGTCCTGCACCTCGAAGTCGGCGTTCAGGTTGTCGTCGGTGGTGCGCAGGTTGTGCCAGCGCGACTGGCGCGGCGTGAGCATCGAGTCCATGACGGCCGCAAACCGCTCCAGCGCGATCATGGGCTTGGAGTCGAATATCTTTTGGGTGCGTTTCTCGCCGTCGGTGCGGTCGCCCACGAACCCCATCTGGCGGGGCAGGATGCGCTCGGCGATCTCTTCCCAATGGGATTCCCACGTGCCGCGCAGCCCCTTGAGGTTGGCGAATACCCGGCACAGTTCGGCGGCGTCACTCATGGTAAACCCTTATCGCTTTCCGGCGAGGTATTCTTCGAGGGTGACGGGCTTGTGCCCATCGCTCATCTTCTGTTGCTGGTAATCGCGGTACGCGGGGAGCACGCGGGTCTTGGTCTGCGCGTCGCCGGCCATGCCACCCATCTTCGGGGGAGGGGGCGCGGGTTTCTTGTCCTTGTCGGCCATGTCAGCCGCCCAACAGCTTGGTGGTGCCGATGTTCGGCGCGCTGTAGCTCTCCTGGTTCGTGAGCATCGTCGCTGCACGACCTGACGCGGTGCGCTGGCGCTTGCGCTCGGCGTCGGCCGCAGCCTCGACCGCAGGCGTGGCGACACTGGGTGTGGGCGCAGGCGCCATTGGGGTCTTGGGTTTGCTACCGAAACTCATTGGGGCACCTCCGTCAATTGGACGCGAATATATCACAGGGTGCTGCTGAAGATATCATAGTCGCTCTGCGCCACCTGTCCAGCGAGCCGCGCGCGGTGGCGCATGAGGCCAGAGTCCAGCCGGGCCACTGGCTCGCTGAACGTGAGCGCCAGGGCGTCGCCGTCGTCGGGGGATGCCAGCCCGCGTTTCTTCATGGAGTCCTTGGTCTCCAGCTTGATCTGCCCCTTGAGAGCCAGCGCGTACTCAGGGCCGGTGATGTCGTCGATCAGGCCGGGCTCGTCGTCAATGCAGCCGTACACGAGCCAGTCGCGCATCTCGCCCCACATCTCGGCGCGGCGGTTCAGGTACTTCTCGTCGTCGCGCGCCTTCTCGCCCGACTGCACCTCGATGACCCGGTAGCCCAACTGCTTGAGCCGGTCCACGACACCCCCACCCACGCCACCGCCGTCCACGAACACAGCGTCGGGCTTGTGGTGCTCGATCAACCCAGCGGCCTCGTTGGCCAGGTCCATGGTGCTGAGACCCCGGAACCGCGAGGGCTTCAGGGTGCGCGCGTCGCGCCCGCGCCGCCAGCGGATCACCGACTCGTCGTCGCCGAAGCGCGCCACGTCGATGCCCATGAGCAGTGGTGCGCCGTCGTCGGGCACCATCTCGCGCGTGGCGGCGGTGTAGGCTACCTCGCGCCCGATGAACTGGTTCGACCCGGTACGAGGGAACTCACCCTTCACCTCGATGCGGGTCACGTCGTGGTCCTCGCCGTACTTGCTCGCGATGCGGTCGTACACGGCGCGGTCAACGCCCTCCACGGTGCGCGAGTCCACGTACTTGGTCTGCCAGAACGCGCGGTCCTTGTGGAAGCACTCGAAGAACCGCCCGGTGTTGCGCCGGGGGTTGCTGATCGCGAGCCACAGGCGCAGGGGGGCCAGGTCGGTGAAGAACCCCTCGGTCACCTGCCAGATGGGGTCGGGGATACCGGACGCCTCGTCGAACTGCACCATCATGCCGATCTGGCTGTGGGCACCGGCAAAGGCGTCGGGGTTCTCTTCCGACCACGACTGGGCGTCCACGTAGTAGTACTGCGTGTCCATCTTCAGTTGCGTCTCAACGAGGTCGGCGAACCAGCGGGCCGGGCGCAGCGACATCGACGACTTCTCGAACCAGTGCCGGTTGATCGCCATCGTGTGCCACTTGCCCAACTCGGCCATGGTGCGCGAGCGCAACTGCGTCTCGGTGTTCGCGGTCACGATCGTCGTGCTCCCGATCCAGCACGAGGCGACGAACATATCGAGCATGGCGAGGAACGCGGACTTGCCGATCCCCCGGCCCGACGAGATCGCCAGGTACACGGGCGACGGTGGCAGCCCGACCTTCTGCTTCTCCAGGTCGAGCAGCAGGTGGTCGCGCAGCCGCTCGAACTCACCGATCTGCCAGGAGCGCGGACCCTTCACCTTGGCCAGCGGTGTGCCCTCCACGCCCCAGGGGAACGCGTAGCGTACGAACGCCAGTGGGTCGTATCGGAAGGACAGGAGCTGGGTCATCAGCTCCTGCTCGTTGTTCGACGGTCCCTGGGCGGTGGTTCTCATCGGGCGTGCTTCAGCCCGAGTTCGTACCAGTGCTTCGCGTGAGAGTCGATGGTTCCACCGCACGCGGTGCAGACATACTTTTGAGCGTAGGTCTTGGTCTCACCATCGACCTGCTCCCACGAGTGACGGGGGCACGAGTCGAGCCTCGCGTGGTTCGCCTTCACATCGGCCCATATTTTATGGAGGTCGGTCTTTCTGATTCCGACGGCTTTCGACAGTGTGTCGAGTGAGTCTGTCATGTGTTCCTCGCTTCCACGTCAATGATGTCACCGCTCGACCGGCTGGCCAGCACGCGCTGCTGCGCTGCTGCCATGGCCTCGCCGATGTCGATGGTGACGTTCTGCTCGATCTGCTTGGTCTCACCGAACCGTTTCCTGTTCCACACGCCGAGCAGCCACTTGCGTGTGCTGATGCGCAGGGCCGATCGGTTCACATCTTCAAGCGTTTTGTCCTCACCGTCGGCGATGCGCAGCATGTCCTGCGCCACGCCTTCAGCGGCGATGGCCTGCGCCTCGTAGTAGCGCATCTTGCGAGCCTCATCCTTGTGGACCCACGCGAGCATGTGCTTGGGGTCCAGTCCCCGTGGGTCATCGCGCACGGCGTCGTAGAACGAATAGTTGTGCTCGACCATCCGATCGAACACAGCGTCGAGGGTGTTCTCGTACAGGGTGTACAGGTTCTCCCGCTTCAGTGCGAGGGTGGTCGCACGATCAGGGACCAGCCAGGTGGGCAGGGCAGGGGTGTCCATCGGGGCACTGTATCACGGGTGGGGGAAGGGCTGTCAATCGCTGGATCAATGGTGCAGTGCATCAATGGCCCATTGGGTTTTTATTTTGAAAAATTTATTCAGGGTGTCTGCGTGACCACCTGCCACCCGCACCGCGGCCCGGCTGGGGGCCCTACCCCCCTGCCCCGCGCCCCAGCGCACCACCGAGCCACCCACATACGGCACCGCGCCCCCCTCGCTCCATGGACCAGCGCACCCCTGTCACCACCGAGCCAGTGGGTCAGTGATTCACCCAGTGGGGCATCGTTGACCCGTTGGACCGTGGTGCAATGGGTCAGTGAGACAATGGGTGCGAGTGACACAGTGGGTCAGTGAATCGTGAGCCAATGGGTCAAAGGTGCGGTCTTGCTTGCTTGCCTTTGACTTAATGACTCCGCGCGGCAGGCATAGATAGACCTTCATTCATACGAAATGTGTTTATCCGATACCCCGACACTGATTAACCTTGTCACTGGCAAGCAAGCAAGGTTATGATGCAAGCCCTTGACACACCGGAGCATTGAACCATGCGCTACACACACCCTGGCCACGCTCACTCATTCACTCACTATGACGAGCACGAGCTGCGCGGCAAGACCTTCGAGCAGTTGAATCACCTGATGTACGTAGACCGCGTGCTCAGTGATCCACGTCACAACCTGATCGATCCCATGGACCTCGAAGGCATGAGTGACGATGAATTGCGCACCATGCTCGTAGACTCGACACCTGTTCGAGTTGCACCTGTGACGCCTGCACCAGTGACCAAACCCCTGCGCGTCAGGATCGATCCCACGATCCCGCGCTATCGCGCCGCAGTGTGGGTGAATGGTCAGTCTGTGCACCTGGGCTATTACTACACCGAAGAACTGCGCGACCATGCTGTGAGCGAGGCCAAAGCACGCCGCGACATGGGCTTGCCTGTGAGGCTGACCAAGTGACCCATTGGGGCGACAAACGGTAGTTGCCAGCGTTGCACAGTGTGCTACATTAGGGGCTCGTAATCAACAACCCCACTGGAGTAAATAATGTCCTTCCTTCAAATCATGTTGACAGCACAGGCGCAACAACTGCCAGCCATCGAGTCGGCCTACCGTGAGGGTCGCGCTTACACACTCATTACCATCACCGAATCGCTGGTGATGGGTCGCAATGCCGAGGGGCAGATGGTTTACAACGGTCGGGTGATCTGATGGACGCTGAAACTCTCATCAAGTACTTAGGGGATGCTGTCCCACAAGGGCCTCACCCCCATCCTCACGCGGAGTGGATAAGTGTTCGGCTCGATGTGGTGCAAAACGCCATCGACCATATCGAATGGTTAGAGAAGGGCAATGCTGAGTGGCGCGATGTTGCAATTGTCGCAATGCGCCACATCCGCAACCTCATTTCTTCTAGAACCGATGCCAGCGACAGGACCGCAGCTGAAGTCTGGTTGTCCATGTTTTCACCACGTTAAGGAGCACCGAACCATGACCACATCCGCCTATCACGCAGTCCACGCAGCCCGCCATATCAACTCATGGGGTCTGTTCGCAGCCAGGCGCTACTGCGAGCGCCGCGCCGTCCACCCGCGCCTGTTCATGCTGGCCCGCCAGCTGCAGGCAGTCGCATCGCTGGAGGGCTGAGACCATGACACACTTTTACTTCATCGAAGTGACTGACACCTTTGGAGGTGACGCGAACTATTCATGGGCCACGCGCCACCTTATCAAGGGCAAAACTGCGCGCGGTGCTGTCAACCGTTTCTCTCGTTTGTCGGGTATGTCTTGGCGCAACGTGGGTTGCGACCGCTATGACTCGAAAAGCGGTGCCACCTGTTTCTTTATCGAACATTGGGACGGTGACGCCGACCGACTGCCCCGACTCGAAACCGACGACCGTGAAGGATCCTGAACCATGCAACAACAACCCATTGACCAATTCACCCAGTCTCAACTCGACCTGGCAGCGCGCAACGCGCCGCAGTGGACCCTGGAGAACATGGAGCAGGCCGAAGGCCGTGTGGTGCGCAGGCCAGCACGCAAGCCTGAGCCCGTTGTCCACTCCCCATGGGCACACCGCGCCGTGTGGTGCGCCCTGGTGCTCGGTGCGCTTGTCGCGCTCGCTGTTCGCTGACCCCCTTCTGTAACCCTGTTAGGAGTAATTCACCATGGCCTCATTCACTGCTTTTGATGACATCATCGACGTGCGAGACATCATCGCGCGCATCGAAGAACTGCGCGAAGAAAGGGATTCGCATGTGCTGGGCGCACCAGACGGCACCGAAACCCCATACCCTGAAGGGTGGATCGAAGATTACCCTGATGATGTTGCCGAACTCAAATCACTCGAAGCCCTGATGAAAGACCTTGAAGGCATGGGCGGCGATGAAAAGTGGGAGGGCGTTTGGTATCCCGTCACACTGATCCGCGATTCCTACTTTAGGGACTACGCGGAAGAACTCGCTGCCGACATTGGGATGATCGCCGTTGATGTGTCATGGCCAAACAACTGCATCGACTGGGACCGCGCAGCGCGTGAGTTGCGGATGGATTATTCCAGCGTCGAATTCGACAACGTGACCTACTGGACCCGTTGACATGACTTACTTCGATTCCCGACTCACTGACGCCGAGCTACTGCGAGCCGCTAGCGTCATGCAGTCCACACCCATTCGCACCCTGGCGCAGCGACTGCAGGATCGCGGTGCCACTGCCGGCCGGGTCCAGCGCCAGATCCTGCAGTCGCTGGCCCTGATTGACGCGGGCCAGAATGCGCAGGCCTGGGCCGACCTCACGCGATGCGCTGCCGCGCTGGAATGGCAGACCCACGTACCGTTTTATTCACCTGACCCATTGGAGAATTGACCATGTTGACATTTGACGAACTGGAGCGCGCTGCTTATATCAACGGCGACATGCACACCATCAAACTGATCGAGAAAATCGAGACCGAAGTAATCGACGGTCTGCTGGAGGACACCCAGCAAAAGATCGAAAAAGAGCACGAGGTGGCCGACGAACAAAGCGAATTCAGGCGCGCGCTGCTGGAGGAGATCGTTGAGATTTGCGCGCGTGCCAGCAGGTACTCTCGTTTCAAAGAAACGAAAGAACTCGCCGCATCGATCCTCACTGCGCTGTCCGATTCCTACGTGGAGCTTTGAACCATGAAACTGCGAGACCTTAACCCGCTGGCACAGCCTCCTGGTGTGCAGACCCTGGCCAGCGAAGAACTCGAAGAGCTGAAGCGCCTGTGCTACCTGGAGGACAAGCGCGCCGACCACCACCGCGAACAAGCTGACGCGCTGGCGCGCAGGATCGCGAAACTCGAAACGATGTTGCGCGGCTGACCCGGCACACCCATTGCCCCTGAACCGCCCGGCCACTGCGCCGGGTTAACCATTGGAGAATCAGACCATGACACCCTGGCGTTATGACCATGACGAGCAAAACATTTATTTGCTTGACGAACGGGTGCTGACAGTGGGAGAGGTCACAAGCAACGACCACTGTCGAAGACTAGACGCTGTGGCCCATGAAGTCGTGCACCGACTCAACGCATACGATGCCCTGCTGAATGCGTTGCAGAACATCGTGAGCGACATTGAACCCACCGACCCCAGCGACCCGCTGTGGTTTGAAGCGCGTGCTGCGCTTTCCGCAGCAACCAAGGAGTAAACCAAATGACCCCCGAAACCCTGAAAGCCTGGCGCGCGCGCCTCTCGCTCGGTGAGGCCGGTATGGCCGCTTACCTGGGCGTGCCTGTCACGACCTATCGTAAGTGGGAAAACGGAACCCGAAACCCCGATGCCGCTCCCCTGCGCCTGTTCGCGGTGTTGGGGGAGGTGGAGGGCTGCGCGCCTGAGTTGCACACCCGACTGCTCGCTGAAATCGCGCCAGTGGCTGAGAGGCCCTCCAAGGGCCGCAAGCCGCGCGCCACTACCCTGGCACCCACCCCGGTCGAATCGCAGCCTGTGCCCCCTTGGATTCACGCTGTAGATGCCCTACCATCATGGATGAAAGGGGAATCCCATGCTTGAACTACTCGGATGGTTCTTTTTGGTGCTGCTGGCGCTCGATGTCGTGGCCTGGACGTTCGTGCTCACCGTGGCTGGCCTGTGCCGCCTCGTGAAACGCTTTTTCCTGGCCCTGATCCCCTATAGGGAAAACCCTACCCTATAAGGGTTTACCCGACCGAATCACTTTTTCGGTTGGACGCGGCGCAGCGGAAAGAGCCACCCCCACCCTCCGATGGGGATTGTTGGCGCTGGAATCTCATTGCACTCACCAGGCACGAAGTCCGGTGGGAGTTCGTGCATCTTGACCGGCAGGCAGGTGCCTGGGCAGTCACCCTCGGGGTAGTTGCAGCCTGACTGGGTGTAGCGACAGGGTTTCATGACTTGCCTTTCAACTTGCGGATCTTGTTTTCCAGCGTGGCGACCATCCGTTCCGACCGCCTCTCGTACCGCTGGACCCCCTTGTGCAGGGTCGCCAGCGCGGCGCGCAGGTCTGCGATCTCGGTGAGCATCGCGGTCTGAATCATCTTGTTCGATGTCCCGTGTGAGTGGTCCATGGCAGCGAGTCGTGCCTTCCAGGTGGGGCGTTTCATTTATGCTTCTCTTTCAACATGGCGTCAGCCATCCGATAGCACTGGTGAGCCATCACTGACAAATCTTCTTCAAATTCACCATCGGGGTCTAGCTCCCGACTCTCGCGCCAGTCCCTCATAACTTCGGGCATTGCCTTCGCTGCAAAGTAGTCACGCAGGGTCATGTCGTTCACGGTTCTTCTCCTTCAATGGTGCCCTCGAACCAGTGCACCTTGGGCTTTTCCTTGGTAGACAGTTTGTAGGTCTCGTCCATGCGCCTCTGTTTCGCTTCGATCACGGCCTTGCGATGCGCGTCGAACGTCGTCGTGAGTGCAGGGTTGATGAACCACTCGGCCCGACCGGTGCGCTCGTCCTCACCGTTGTCGGCTCGCGCGACCCAGCCCGCCTGTTCGAGGATGTACATGCCTGCGAAAATCATGTCGGTGACAGCATGCTGATTCATCTTCTCCACCCATCGCCTCGCGCTGCGTCGAATCTGGGTCATGGTGAGCTTGGGCTGGTCGGCGTACTGGACCACGTAGTCAGCGACCCAGGTGTCGAAGGTCTCAGCGCCGGCCATGTCGCCGTTGTGAGCGAAGCGCATGACAGGGACCACGTAGCTCTTGATGAACGCAATGGCGCGCGCCACGGTGTCCACAGGCACCTCGATGGTGTACGGGTTCTGCATGGCGTGCATCACGAGGATGACCCGCCCGCACAGGCCCACGATCTTGCCCATGGCCTGCAGGCACTGCTCCCGGGTGCGCAGCAGCTGCTCATCGCGCATCATGGCCTGGTGCCACCGCTCGAACTCACGGAACAGCGAATAGGCCGGGCCACTGAGGTTGTAGGTCACGGCAGGCATGCCGAAGATGGCGCGGATCATCTGCTCGTACTGCGCGGTGTTCGACTCGGCTTTCTTGATCGGCTTGCTCAGGCGCGTGTACCGCTGGCGCAGCACCACCGGGATGAACCGCTGCAGAAACCCATCCTCGGCCAGCGCCTCGTATTTGTTGCGAAACACCTGGGGCTGCATGTTGCCGTAGATGCTGACGGCGAAGTTGTCCGCCTCGATGGTGCCTGCCCCCACCCGGTCGATGACGTGTCGTCGCGACTCATACGATTCGGTCCAGGTGGACTTGTGCTCGCCGCTGTGCTTGTCGGTGAGCCGGTTGACCCACGAGAACATCTCATCGAGGTAGCACAGCAGCCCCCGGGGCATGTCGGCCCCGTGGCGCACGAGCTTCTGCGAGGTGATGTCCTGCACCACGATGCGCAGCTTCACGGGGGGCTGTGGCGCCTCCCCGTAGCCTTGGGGTATCTCACCGGCCAGCATGCCGTGCACGTCCTTGGCCTGGTCGAGAAATGCCTTTTTCGATGCCTCGTGGCGTGCCTCCAGGGCCTCGTAAGCCTGCAGCGCCTGCTTGTATCGGGGGATGTCCTCGCGCTCCAGTTGATCGAGTACGCCGAACATGGGCGAGCTACCCGGGGTTTTCTTGTCCGCCGGCGAGCCGATGGTGCAGACCCACAGCACCGGGGGCACCTCGAATCCGTCGTTGATCCGCAGCCGCGTGCGCGCGTCCATGGCACCGGACACGGCAGCGAGCCCCGCGAACAGGGGCACCAGTGGGTCGCAGCCCACCGAGTCGCTGACCTCCAGCGCGCGCTTTCGCAGCACCTCGGGGAACAGGTCGATGTCCAGATCCGGTGGCGGGGGGCGCAGGTCCGTCGTCACCTGCACCGGGGTCTTTGCGTCGGTCGAGGCGAACAACGTGGTCACGTCGGGCATGGGTCGGGTCCAGCCGCCCCGGTGGGCCAGTCGGAACAGGGTGCCGAGCTTGACGCTGTTGGTCTTGTCGGGCCTGAAGCTGTTCCACTGCACCAGGATCGCCCGGTCCCCGGGGTACTTGGTGCTGGGCTGGCTCCACTCGTCCCACAGGTGCAGCGCGGCGTCGACCTGCTGGGTCTGCGTGCCGGCGTAGTGCAGGGCCATGCCGACCTGCACCCATTCATCCCGCGAGCAGTCGGGGCTGATGTGGGTCAGTGCGTCGCGAATCTCGTCCCACGATGCGTTGACTGCGGTTCCGCTGGGCAATGTGCGTGTTCGATCGGCGTCGAGCAGGTTGTTCCAGAACTTGAGCAGTTCGGTCGGGATCACCGGCAGGCGGGTCCAGTGGCCACGACCGGCCCAACGGTACGGCTGCTGCGTGTCTGGGTGAATCGACGGGGGCAGAACGTCCTGCACCGTGAGCCCGTTCGACGTGCCGCAACGCAGGTCGAGGTAGTTGTATCGCTTGCCCTCGGGGTCGGTGTCGATGAGCTTTTTGCTCTGCAGGGACATGCCGAAGGGCATCGCGTAGAGCAGCTTGCCGTGCCCCGCTCGGCCTGAGTCCACCACCACCGCGTCAGGGGCGTCGTAGAGGGCCTGCAGGTCGATGCCGTGGAGCTTGAGTTCCTGGGCGGCGCGGTCCCACACGTCCACGTCCACCGCCATCGTGCCGCTGTAGGCGTGGGCGAGCCCAATGCCCCAGCCCGGGGGCAACTGGTGCTGTGACTTGAGCGTGTTCTCGCGGTGCTGCCAGCCCTTGGTCTGAGGGCCTTTCGTGCCTGGCGGGATCGGAACGAGGGACCACCCGTGCCGCAAATAAGCATCCACCGACGCCGGGTGTTGCGCAACTTGAAAAGCTGTCATACACTGGACTCGTTTTTCGTGGTTGTCTCCTTGATCTCCCCCCCTTGGCCCCTGTCCTCACCGGCAGGGGCCTTTTTCATGGCGTGGGGGTTGTGGAGGTGGTGTTTGCGTGCACCTTCTGCGTAGGCCAGAGCAGCTTGTTCGATCGTGTCGAAGTACCCAAGATGGAAATTTCGACTGTTGACCGCGATGCACGCTCGGTACTTCCCGCGCCGCCGATCAAGGCTCACGCCTTTGACACCTGTTGTCACGTTGTTCGTCTGAGGGCGGTGCCTGTTTTCAGCGTTGATCTTGTAGGTGGCGACCCGTAAATTCGCGATCTTGTTGTTGCTCGGGTTTCCGTCCTCATGGTCAACAAGTCGGTCCCCCAGTGTCTCGCCGTGGTGGTGTTCCCAAACGACGCGGTGCAACCCCACCATTGATGCACCCACTCGGATGAAGACATACCCGTCAGGGTCCGTGTAGCCTACGTTTCGCACGGCGCCGTTCTTGAACACACGGGTGGCAGTGCCTTCCACTGGGTCGATGATGAGTTTTGCCATGGTTGTAAAATATTTTTAGTGCGGTGTCCCACATTGTACCTTAACGGTGGTACACTGGCGCATCGACGGAGAAAATATATGGCAAACAAACCTACCAAGTCAAAGTTCCTGACCATTCGGCTTACGCCACAGGAACACAAAGCATTCACTGTCAAGACAAAGGTGTACGGAGGGCCGACCTTTGTGTTGCGTGAATTGGTGAACGCGTTCACAGATGAGCGCGTAACTGTAACCCCCAACCCCGAAAAACGGAGCCTTTACCATGTCAATTGAACAAGCCATCATCGACAATACCGCAGCCCTGAACCGCCTGATCGCGGTGTACACCGGCATGTCCCAGCAACCCGCTGCCCCAGTGGCCGCGCCTGCACCGGTCATCAACCCGGCGATTCCCGCAGTTGCGCAGATGCCTGCTCCCCCGACCTTCACGATGCCGCCGGCCGCTGCACCCGTGCAGCAGAGCCAGAGTGTCCCGTTCACCGACCCAAAGGGTCTGATGGACTACACCATGGAAGCCTATCAAGCGATGGGTGCGGCCAAGGGCGCCGCGATCCAGCAGGTGCTCGCATCGCTGGGTCACGCCAACATGAACGATGTCAAGCCCGAGCAGTACGCGCAGTTCTACGCTGGCGTTGAAGCTCTGAAGCGGGGTTGAGATGACCGTCGCAGAACTCATCGCCGCACTTGGCACAATCGACCCAACACTCCGTGTCGCGATTAACGATGCCGACACCGGGTGGTGTGCACCAGCGGTTTCCGTTGATGTCAAGGATCACCCTTCCGGTGAGCGGTTCGCGGTCATCCACCCGTGCAGCTACGTGGACATGATGGAGGCTTTCACGTCATGAGCACCCACTCCACCCTCTCCCCGAGCAGCGCGTACCGCTGGATGCGGTGTCCTGGCTCGGTGCGAGAGCAGGCCAAGTACCCCGAGCCCCCATCGGGTCCGGGCGCCATCGACGGCACCCACAGTCACACGTTGCTGGAGCACTGTGTCAAGGCTGACCTGGCCGACCCTATGGGCATGGTCGGCGTCAAGATGAAGGACCACGAGGGTGAGTTCGTCATCGACGCCGAGCGCGCCAAGCGGGTCAAGGTCGTCATCGACTACGTGAAGCAGAAGGTCGAGGCCCTGTCATTCATGTTCGGCCAGCCGGCCACCGTGATGCCCGAGCGTCGGGTAAACCCTGAGCACCTGCTGGGCCGGCCCGACATGGCAGGCACCGCCGACGTCACGATCCGCTGCGGCACGTTCACCGAGATCATCGACCTCAAGGACGGCATGAACGGGGTCGAGGCCAAGGACAACGAGCAACTGGAGTTGTACGGGCTCGGTGGGATCGCTGACTACAAGCTGCCCGTGAACGTCGAGTACCCGGTCAAGATGGTCAAGCTCACGATCATTCAGCCCAAGCTCGCGCTCAAGGGTCTGCCGGTCACCACCTCGCACGACATGACGACGCAGGAGGTGCTGGACCTGATCCCCAAGTACGTGGCAGGCGCAGCGGCTACAGACCGCCCTGACGCCCCCCTGGTGCCCGGCGACAAGCAGTGCCGGTACTGCCGGGCCACCGGGTGCTCGGCGCGCGCTGCAGCGGGCCTTGCAGCGGCTGGTGTGAGCTTCCCGGTGCTGACCCCTGTGACGCCGATCGTGGCCGACGCATCGACTCAGGTGGCCGAGCAAGACCCGGGCAGCATGACCAACGAGCGACTGGTGCAGATCATCGAAGCGGCCCCCCTGATGCGCCAGATGATCGAGAACGCCGAAGCAGAGGCGCAGCGTCGCCTGGAGGCTGGCCAGTCGATCAAGGGGCTCAAGCTGGTCAACGGTCGTGGGTCGCAGGCATGGGCGCTGCCCGAGGATCAGATCGCCGAGAAGTTGAAAGGCATGGGCCTGCCCAAGGACGCCATCTGGACCACGAAACTCATCTCGCCGGCTCAGGCCAAAAAGGTGACGTGGGCCAACCGCAAGGGTGAGCAGAAGCAACTCACCGAGCGCCAACTCAAGACGATGGAGCAGGAGTACATTGCCAAGATGGGTGGCAAGCTCACCGTCGCCCCCGAGTCCGATCCACGGCCCGCCGTGGTCAGGGACGCCGCGCCCCTTTTCAGCGCGGTGGAAGCTGCCCCGACACTCCCGTCGTGGCTCATGTAACTCAACGAGGTAATTCAAATGTCAGATGTCATTTTTCTCAGCAACGCCCGCCTGTCCTTCCCCAACATCGTGGAGCCGCAGAAGCAGCGCAACGAGACCACCGGGGTCGAGCGCATCAGCTACAACTGCGAGGCCATCGTGCCGCGTGACCATCCCGGGTTCGCGCAGTTCATGCAGCAGTACGCCGCGCTGATGCAGGACGTGTTCAAAGAGCACGCCCAGAACGTGATGCAGATGATCCAGGCGGATCGCAAGTCTCGCTGCTTCGGCATGGGTGAGGAAAAGGTCAACAAAAAGACCTTCCAACCCTACGACGGCTACGCCGGCAACTACTTCATCACGGCCGGCAACAAGAATCGGCCGCAGATGATCGGACCCGATGGCAAGGCCGTGAACCCCGATGACCTGATGGCTTACCAGATGCTCGCGCGCAAGCTGTACGGTGGCTGCCGGGTCAACGTGGCCGTGAAGCCGTGGGTGCAGAAGAACCAGCACGGCAACGGCATCCGATGCGACCTGATCGCGATTCAGTTTGCCGGCGACGACAAGCCCTTCGGTGAAGGTCACGTCGATGCGTCGGGCCTGTTCGGCGCGGCTCAGGCTCCTGCTGGTGCTGCCCCCGCAGTGGCCGGCAACCCGTGGGCACCGCAGGCGCAGATGCCCGCGCCTCCCACGTTCGGTGCCCCCGTGGTGCCGCCGAACAACCTGCCGCCAGGCTTCGGTGCGCCACAGGTGCCGAGCTTCTTTGGCACCAAGTAAGTAAGTTTCGCCGGGGCTTCTGTAGAGCTACGAGACCGCAAGGCCCATCGGGCTATGACTGCGGTACGCCATCAGTGGTCCCGGCACCCCTATTTGTAACTGTAATTTTTGGAGACTGTGATGGCAAAACCAACAGTACATTTTCGCCATGTATTTCGTGACGTGAATGAGGGCAATGGTCCATTGCGTGTCCTCGCGATACAGCAGTGGTGGCAGTCGGATGATGACGACAACTCCACTGTTCTGAGCAACGGTGGGTACTGGGAAGACCTTGAGATTAGCTACACCGGTGAGATGTTCGACCACCGGCCCGAGGCTTCTCAATGACCAACGACTTCATTTGGGACTTGGAGACATACCCCAACGTCTTCACCATGGCCGTCGAACACGCCGCATCACCGATGCGCTGGGCCTTCGAGATCAGTGACTGGCGCAACGACTCCCGAGCCATCATCGAGTTCGTGCAGTGGCTTGCGGGTCGCGGTGCCAGGATGGTGGGGTTCAACTCCATCGGCTTCGACTACCCGATCCTGCACACCCTCGTGCGCATGGGCTACAGCGACGCACTGACCCTGTACCAGAAGGCGCAGGCGATCATCGGCGCCCAGGAGGACGAGGACCGCTGGATTCACTCGGTCAAGCCGACCGACCGACTCGTGAGGCAGGTGGACCTGTACAAGATCTACCACTTCGACAACAAGGCCAAGGCCACGGGTCTCAAGGTGCTGGAGTTCAACATGCGCTCGCCCAACGTGAGCGACCTGCCCTACCCCATCGGTGCGGTGCTCACGCCTGAGCAGTTGCCGTTGCTGCGCGAGTACAACGCGCACGACGTGAGCAAGACCAAGGACTTCATGCTCAAGTCGCTGGACATGATCCACTTCCGCGAGGAACTTGAGACCAAGTACCCCGGGCGCGACTGGATCAACTTCAACGACACCAAGATCGGCAAGGAATACTTCACGATGCAGCTTGAGGCATCGGGGGTGCAGTGCTACACCTACGGCCCCAACGGTCGCGAGCCACGGCAGACCCGGCGCCCGAGCCTCGCGCTCAACGACGCGATCCTGCCGTGGATCAGGTTCGAGAACCCCGAGTTCCAGCGCGTGCTCGACTGGCTCAAGGGTCAGACGATCACCGAGACCAAGGGCGTGTTCACCGACGTGATCGCGCGGGTCGGTGGCATCGACTTTGTGTTCGGACTGGGCGGGCTCCACGGGTCGCTGGAGAACGAGGTGGTGGAGGCCAAGGACGGTGCGATCGTGGACATCGACGTGGAGTCCTA